CCATCGAACAATTCAATTTTTTTCTCTGTACCGTGAAGGGTCTGTCCCGCTATTGTGTACTCGTCAATCTTCTTCATTTCTTCGCCGCCTTGTGTGCTGCCTTCTGAGTTCGAGCAAAGCCTCCCTGCTTCCAGCCTCCGTTCTTCTTCTTGTTCTTCTTTGCTAGGCGCTTGAATGCAGCTCCATATCTCTTGGAGTATGCTGATGCCTTCCTGGGCGATCTTGAGGGGGACTTCTTACCAGGGGAAGATCGGCGCCGAGGAGACTTGCGTATGAGTTCTTCATACTCCTCGGTGCTGAGGGTTACAGTCCCCATGGGACCATCTCACTGTTGACTCAGGGCTAGGGCCGTGCTCGACGCTTGGGTCGCATTCTCGAGAGTGCATTCCATGACAATCGAGATGTCGATATCACCAGTGTCCCATGTCGCACTTGAATCCGCTCCTAGGAACAGGGAGTCAACTGCAATTAAGTATCCATTTCGCCACGCTTGCGGGTTCATGTCAGCTGTCTGATTGGCGTTCTGGACTAGATTGCCAGTCGTTGAGGCTTGGGAATAAACACCGCCACTGACATACGCCTTGTTCGAGGACTTCACTAGACCTCCTAGAGTCTGGGTGGTAAGTTGCCATCGGATCATTCCTCCAGGAATCCCTCCGTCGTAGTAAATCATGGTGGAAGCATCGCTGTTGTCCAAATATTGAGCTTCTACGTTGTGGATCCTGAGCAACGTGCTCTTGCTAATCCCTAAATTCACGAAAGAACCCAAGTCAATTTCTTTTTCTGCATACGTCACACCGGACACGGTAACTTTGGCCCGGATAAAGAAGGAATCACTCTTCACCATGATTTCCACTGGAAAAACTCAGTCTATCAACCTGCTGACTGGGCAAATCCTCTTAATCTGTCTCGGACGGGCTGTGAGCCCGCCTAGTCGTGACTGTATCGCGAGAAGCGCCCCCGGCGCAGTTCGGTCGCTGCGCGCCCGCTCTGGCCGTTACATATATATGCTCATTCCAACTCGGAAACGCCATGGGAGCGAAGAAAAATAGTGAAAGTGAAACTGAATGTAAAAAATGCGGAGGAAAAGGCGCTATGCCGCCAACTTGGCTATGCATGGATTGTGAAATCCACCGAAGATTGACAGAAATGGACTGGTCTCCATGGTGATTGAAGAGCTAGAGGCGCGTGTGATTGCCCTAGAGAGGGGCCTAGAGGGGGTCTTGAGGCGTCTGGAGGAGTCCAGTGGGCCCGATGACGAGGCTGGATGGTACGGGAGGCCTGAGTGATGCCTGCACCTGGACACTACAAGGTCTATTGGAGGAATCCCGAAACTCGGGTCTTTGAGGCAATCCCAGGTGTTCACCTCCTCGGAGATAGTTTAGCGATCACCGGAGTCAAGACCCTGGTTCATTGGTATACAAAAGCACCAGGTATTACACCCCGATGGAAGAAGGGATTGTGATGTATCAGTTCTGCGAGTCGTGCAAGACGATTACCAGGCACATCTCGAGCTCGGCAGAGATCGGTAGAGTCTGCACACAATGCAACCCGGGGCAGTTCTGATGGCTATCGTCAATACCGGCCATTACTTCACGCTGACTCCTAAAGCGCATGGGGTCGTGAACGAGATCTCCCACGGCATGAAGTCAAGGAAAGTTAGTGCGGCCATCATCAAGTACGGGGACGATGCCGAACTCTCCCTCTCTGGACGAAAGCACTACGAGGCCATAATTGGCCAGTTGAACACCCGAATCATGGAATTGGAGCAAAAACTGGTGATTCCCAAAAAAAGAGGCCTCTGGGAACGAATCCTAGGCCGTCGGTGAGGGTACCCCTTACCTCAGGTACCCCCCACAAGTGGGATTTCAGAAATGTCTGCTCCGATTGCGAATGCCAGCATTACAACCAGGGCGATGATAATCCGCGTCCAGGTCCAAAGGAGTGCCTTGTCATCAGCGATTGGGTCTTCTGTCATGTCTGCGCCCTATTCCTCACCATGGCTAGGGCTCCTTGCCATTCGGTGAAGTCGTACTTGTCCATGGTGATGAGATAGTTGATTACTTGGCCATCCCCATCAGATGAATAAGCCTGAATGTACAAATCTTCCACAACTAGATTCTCTGGGTCAATCACTGAATACCTGTCGTCGGAAAGTTGGCTGGTACCAGAGCCAACCTTGGCAAAACTCCATCCAATTTGAATATTAGAGCCCCAATTCCATGTCTGTCCTTCTAAAGTTGAACCCGGTTCAGTCAAGATTTTGCATGAACAGTTCTGAGGATCTACTGTGGTGTCTGGATAGACTTCAAACCTAGTGATGCGAAAACCTGTATCAAATCTACCATCGAACAATTCAATTTTTTTCTCTGTACCGTGAAGGGTCTGTCCCGCTATTGTGTACTCGTCAATCTTCTTCATTTCTTCGCCGCCTT